CATTGTTCTACAGGATTTAGTGGGGGGTACCACCCTTGGGCTGTGGGGGTGGGGGCTTGTTAGGTATGATCAACATCTTAATCTCACATACTAAAAACCCATTTTACCCAGTTCATTTGTCCAGTATTTAGTACAATAAACTTGACATAAGGGGGGGGTACAACCTTGGTTGAATATACCCCCGGGGAAAAGCACCTACCTTTAGTTTTATATATAGGTGCTCTTGTAAGAATTTTCCACCACAACCAGAGTATATCCGTTTTAGTGATGGAAATTTTCCACTATAAGTATATAAAGTGCATAAATTTTTCCAGTATAATGTAACATATAAGTTACAAAAACATATAGTTTTGTAAACTATATTACACATTATAAGGTTATAGCCTTACTGAAATCCAGTGTCATCAGGTTATAACCTTAATTAATTAATATTATGTACATTTGAAACATGAAAATATTCTTTGATCATATTAATGGATTTGGTAAAGTAAGTGACTTAGAGGTTATAGTCAACTGTGCCTATGGAATACTTGAAGCTAATGAATCTTCTGTAGATGCATTAAAGCAAGGATGGATTCCCTGGGAAGATAAATGGTATAATGAACGCAGTACCCGGTTAGACTTAACATTATATAAACCAACTAAAACTACTAACAAGTTATCCAAAAAAATTATAGTACAAGCTGGAAATGTACTAGCTGATCTAGAACAGTATGAAGAGTTACATGAAAAGTATTGTCAGTATCATAACTTTAAAAGAGATATTAAATTAGAATCATTTAAAGATTGTTCTGTTATAGAGTATCATACAGATAAGTTAATAGGAATAAGTTTGTATAAACAATATGATACTCAGTTTGTAGCATATCAGTTTATCTGGGATTATGCAGATCCAAAGTTATCTTTAGGTTCAGTAGCTCAAATGATAGAATGTGAAACAGCTAAAGTATTAGGTTGTGAGTATGTATATTTACTTGGTGGGTATGAAGAGTGTTGTAAATATAAAGCTAACTATCCAGGATTTGAATTCTGGACAGGAAAAGAATGGTCAACTGATATTGAGTTATATACTACCTTAGTATCTAGAGATGAAAAAATAAAAATTGAAAACTATGATCTATGAACCAAGAAACAGAGTAGAGGTTAATACACCAAAAGGCTCAGGTATTATTTGGTTAGTTACTGAATATGGTCATGAGACTGACACTATGTATACTATAATTATAAATGATACCGGGGAACTGTGGCAGTATACTCACAAAGATATCATAATTAAAAATAACATAACCTATGGTAGGGTAATTAAATAATTTTTTGTATATTATAATATGAAGAAAGTTGACATGGGTAAGTATATCTTACTTATAGGTAATGATGCTACTGAAATCTTTGACTACTATAAAGTAGAAGAGATGCACGGGTTAAATAGAGCAGATGCTCAAGCTGAAGAAGTAGATATGACTGTTGGCAATGGAGTTTACATATATGGATTAACTAACTATGATCCTGCAGATAAAAAACTTACAGCTAAAGATCCATACAAACCATTCTTGTTTATAAACTTAGGTACTTTTAAAAAGTATTCTGTTACAGAAAAAGCTACAGGTGTTATGCATGAAACTATGCACATGAGTATCTTACTAAACAACTGGGATATAAAAGATAAAGAAGAAGAAGTTATAACATTTGCTGAAGATGAGGCAAACAAGATAATTGAAAAACTAAAGAGTACTAAAATAGAAGCACCTAAGAAAGGTTTCTTCTCTAGAAAATAAAAAGTAATGCCAAAAGATGCATGTTATTCTAAAGTAAAAGCGCAGTACGCTGTGTTCCCTTCAGCAAGGGCTTCTCAAGCTATTGCAAAATGTAGGAAAGGTTCTGGCACTGTTAGAAAAACAAAAGCTGGAACAGATTTAAAAAGATGGCAAGCAGAAAAATGGCAAGATACTAAATCAGGAAAAGCTTGTGGTGCTGGTGGTAAAAATGAATACTGTAGACCTACCAAAAGAGTATCAAGTGCTACACCTAAAACAAAAAGTGAAATAACACCTTCTAAGTTAGCTGCTAAGAAAGCAGAAAAATCTAGAGTAGGTATGGGTAATAAAGTTAAAAAAGTATAATCATGGCAAAGACAACTAAAGTTAAAGTTACAGCCGATGGTGAAAAACATGTAATCTATAAAAAGACTACAAAAAAAGGTGAAGGTAAAGTTGGTAACATTATGGTTAACCATCCTACAAAAGATAAAGGAATTTGGGATACAATTGATTTAACTAAAAAATCAGGAGCAAAAACTATTAAACAAGGTGTTGCATCAACTAGGAAATGGCATAAAGAAAATCCTTACCCTAAAATGGCAAAAGGTGGTTCTACACCAGCATGGACAAGATCAGAAGGTAAGAATCCTACAGGTGGATTAAATGCAAAAGGTGTAGCAAGTTATAGAGCAGCTAACCCTGGTAGTAAACTTAAGATGGCAGTAACAACTAAACCATCTAAATTAAAACCAGGTAGTACAGCAGCAAACAGAAGAAAAAGTTTTTGTGCAAGAATGTCTGGTATGCCGGGCCCTACAAAAAAACCAAATGGTGAACCAACAAGAAAGACTCTTGCATTAAGAAAATGGAACTGCTAACTATAAAACCAGAACTTGACATACTATCTATTAAAGAAGAATCAGAATTATTAGATAAGTTATTAAGTGAACATAGTGTAAAATCAAATAGTAGAACTTTACTAAGATATGGAAACTCAGTTTATGGTAATACTAAACTAGATCCTATTCCAGAATATTTATTAGAGTTAATTAGTAAGTTAATTGATAAAAAAGTATTAGATAGTTTTCCAGAAGATGTAACTATTAATACTTATTATCCGGGAGACAGTATACCAGCACACATAGATAAGATAGATGCGGGACCTGTGATAACTATATTAAGTTTATTGTCTGAAGCAAAACTTACTTTAACTTATGGTTCAAAAAAAGAAAATATAACATTACCTTCCAGATCTATTATACAACTAAAAGGAGTATATAGAACACACTGGAAACATAGCATACATAAAATAGAACAAAAAAGAATATCAATAGTATTTAGACAAACCGGTAAACAAGAATAGTTATGGCAAAAATTAAAGATAGTGGAATGACCACTAAAGTAACAAAAAAGATTTCTAGACCAGGAATACATGCTAAGAGTGGAACCTCTCAGTTGAAGTCTTCAAAAAAATATAAAAAATTATATAGAGGTCAAGGAAAATAATTATATATTTGTACAAACCAAATGTATAGTTATGGAAGAAGAAGTTATAATTAAAGAAAGTAAGATTTACAAGTTTGGAGAAATTCTTGTAGGTTTAGATTCAGAAAATATTGAAGAATCAGTAGAAGTAGAAATAAGAAGAAAGTTTGCAGAGATTGCAGAACTAGTCTTAACTAACTATTCTACAGAAGATAAATCTCCAGTAAAAAGTTTAGTATTTGATCATACCATAGGAGAAATCCTTAATGCTCAAATGTGTGTAAGTAAATTATTAAAAACCAAAATATGAAACCGTTTAAAACTCTAAGAGGAAGAAGGATACTTATTGAAGTACCTGTTAAGAAAGAATCAAGTATTACATTATCTGCTAAAGATGAAGATGCAATGATGTATGAAGCAATGAAGCAATGGAATAGACTTACTATATTTGCTATTGGTGATAAAGTAGAAGATGTTGTTGTTGGTGATACAGTATATATTGCAGTAGGTCAGTTAGAACATGCAGAAAAAGTTGACATTGACGGAAGTGTAAAGTTGATGTTAAATGAAATGGACATTGCAATAATCTGGTAAGTCATGGTAAATATAACTCATGATGATTACTTTTCTTATAGTTCTGATACTCAGAAAGTTAACAGTCTTAAGACAGATATCAATGCAAAACTTTGTGATGATTGGAAAAAAAGAATAGTTAATTTACCTGAGACAAATGTTATAAGACCTGAGTATTATGGAGGTAAAGATAATACTTATGAAGTGTTTAATGTTTTAGAAGCATGGGAACTAGATAAAGACTTTTACTTAGGTAATGTAATTAAATATGTAGTAAGAGCTGGTAAAAAAAGTTCTAGTGTTAAACAAGACTTAGAAAAAGCTTTAGTATATTTACAAAAAAGAATTGACACATTATGAAAATTATAGCAATAACAGTAATAATAATAGCAGTAGTAATTTTATGGTTACTAGCACATATAATGTATAAACCTATTTTTGATAAGGTAACGCAAAACTTTATTATAGATAAAGCAGGAATAGAATTTGCAAACATATGTATAATGATGATGTTATTGCTTACCTTTTTATTAGGTGTATGGATTTGATCTAAAGTAGTGTCTTAACTCTCTCCAAGTTTTTTTACACTTTAGATTAAACAAATCCCTAGTTGACGCTAGGGATTTTTTATGTGTAATTAATTTTGTTATATAAACTATTTTTTGTATATTATAGTATATAAATATTATAACATATACAATCATGGATATTCTAAATTTCATCTCTTGGATCAAGGGAAGCCGTATAGTAACTACTGTAGATGCTACACAAACCTTAGTACCAATTGGTTTAAAAGACAATAGAAGAGATGATGGATATCTTGCTGGTGGTATTACTGCACAAGATTTTATTACACAAGTAGCAGGTGTTATACCACAAGGTGCGCAAGGACCAATGGGTCCACAAGGTGTTGCTGGTCCTGTAGGTCCTGCTGGTTTAAACTGGCAAGGTGCATGGTCTGCAGCAGGAACATATGTTATTGATGATGCAGTAGGTTATGGTGGAGCATCATGGTTCTGTATTGCAAATGTAGGTCCAACTGCAACTACTCCAAATGCTGATCCTACTAAGTGGGCATTACTTGCATCTCAAGGTTCTCCTGGAGCACAAGGAATCCAAGGTATTCAAGGACCACAAGGTCCAGCTGGTTCAGGTGGTGGTGGAAGTCTTCCATTAGGAACTGCAGTAGGTAATACTTTATGGTGGAATGGTGCACAATGGCAAGCAAATTCTGCATTATATAATAATAATGGTAGAATTGGTATCAATGTTAATAATTTAGGTAATAATGCTCTTAGAACTGCACAAAGTATAGTTGGTGGTATTTCTCCAGGAATTACACAAGCTCAAGGAGTACTTGGACTTGGTATTTCTAATAATATAAACACACCGTATGCAACTCTTCAATATGGAGTAAATGGAACTAATGTGAATCCTGTATTTGATAATGCTGCATATTTTACTCATAATGGTAACTACAATATTAAATTTGCTACTCAACTTCAAGAAAGATTAATTATTCAAGGTAATGGTCAAGTTACTGTAGGAGCTACAATGGCTACAAATTCAGATGTAAGTTTTGCTATAAAAACTTCTAATATGGAATTAGAAGGTAATGATGCAGGTTTAATTCTTAATTCACCTAGTGGTAATAGATTTAAAATTGCTATCAGTGACTTAGGAGTTTTAAATATTACAGTTGCATAATAATTTAAAATACATATACAATGTTAAATAACTTATCAAATTTTTGGAATATCATCACAGGTAGGATGATAAAAAAAATAGCTGAACCAAGTGACTTAATACCATTAGGTACAAGAGATAGCAGATATGGTGGCAATTATAAACCTACTGCTATATCTATAGCTGATTTTATTGCACAGCTTAATATACAACCTGATGTAACAGTAGTAGGTCTTTCTGTTTGGGCAAATGGTTTTAGAGTTGTAGGTTGTATAGATGAAGATATCTTATTACCAGACAATGCAAACTTAGAATATACAAGTCCATTAACAATGTGTGCAGGAAAAACTTTAACTATTCCTGCAGGAACAACCTTAACAATAGTACCTTAATAATATTTAAAAAATAAAATCATGAGTACAATAAATGTAGATATAGTAGATCCTACAACAGGAACTATTGTAACTTTAAACGGAATAGAAGTATCAAGTAATGGTACAAATAATATAAACTTAGGTGAAAATTCTGGTCAATTAATTACGACTGGACAATTAAATACAAGCTTAGGTGTATTTACTATGCAAAATAATACTACATCAGTTGAAAATGTAGCTATAGGTAGTTATTCTTTAAGTTTAAATGATGGACCTTCTGGACAAGTTGCTGTTGGTTCAAATGCATTAAAGTCATCAAATGGTGGAGCTAGTCAAACTGCAGTAGGTAGAAATGCACTTTTTAGTTTAACTACTGGTTCGGGACTTAACACAGCTATAGGTCATGGAGCTGGATATTTTTCAACTTCTGGAGCTTCAAATGTATTTATTGGAGCTAGTTCTGCTTTATCTAGTACTACTGGTAGTAACAATATTTGTTTAGGAACAAATTCAAATGTACCTGCTGCTGCTACTGATAACTCTATTACATTAGGTAATTCTTCTCATACTGTACTTAGATGTGCAGTAACATCTATCACATCTCTTTCAGATGCAAGAGATAAAGAAGATGTTGTTGAATTAGCAGCAGGTTTAGAATTTGTTAAAGAACTTAACCCTGTATCTTTTGTTTGGAATGACAGAGAAGAAACTGGTAAGCATGGTGTAAAAGACTTTGGTTTTATTGCACAAGACTTAAAAGCTACTCAAGAAAAACATGATATGGCTGAAACATTAGGTTTAGTATATGAAGAGAATCCAGAAAAACTTGAAGCAAGCTACGGTAAATTAATTCCTATTCTTGTTAAAGCTATCAAAGAATTATCTGCTAAAGTAGAAGCATTAGAATCTAAAAAGAAAAAATAATAATAATTTAAAAAATAAAATTATGCCTACAACACCTTCAACTTTAAATGTAGATATAGTAGATCCATCAACAGGACCTAGTGTTACCGTAAACGGAATAATAGTAAGTTCTTATGCTGGTAGTAATTTTAATATTGGTTCTCTTCAGACTGGAATGACTGTAGGAGCTAATAACAATACTTCTGTAGGTAGTAGTGCAGGTTCGGCAATAACAACAGGTTATCAAAATACTGCAGTAGGTACAGGAGCACTTCCTTCTTGTACAACAGGACATGATAATGTTGCTATTGGGCCAAGTTCATTACAGAATCTTGTTACTGGAACAGATAATATAGCTATTGGAAGTTTTTCAGCATATTCACAAACTGGTAATTTTGATACAATTGCTATAGGAAGAGATGCATTAAGATTTTGTACAGATTATGCAAATATAGCAATTGGAACTAATTCACTCAGAACTCTAGTTACTGGATTTAATAATTGTGCAGTTGGCAGATATTCTTTTTCAAATACAACAAGTGGTTCAGGAAATACAGGTTTTGGTTTTCTATCTGGTCAAGCATTTGTTGCTGGAAGCAACAATACATTTATTGGATATTCTACAGGAGATGCAACACTTTTAAATGGAAGTAATAATACACTTATTGGATATAATGCAGAGCCATCAACATCTACTGCTAATAATCAAATAACACTTGGTAATCCATCAATTACATCTTTAAGATGTGCGGTAACATCTATTACCTCATTGTCTGATTCAAGAGATAAAGATGAAATTACTGAACTGTCTGCTGGTTTAGATTTCATAAATGATATTAAGCCAGTTTCTTTTATTTGGAAAGATAGAAACGAAGAAGGAAAACAAGGAGTTAAAGATTCTGGATTTACTGCACAAAACTTAAAAGAAGTTCAAGAGAAATATAATGTTTCAGAAGAAATGAACTTAGTTTGTGAAGATAACCCAGAAAAACTTGAAGCATCATATGGTAAACTTATTCCTATCCTTGTTAAGGCAATACAGGAATTGTCTGCTGAAATAACTTCATTGAAAAAGAAATAATAATAATAATACTTAAAAAATAAATCATGCCAACACCAGCTTATTTAAACGTAGATATAATAAATCCATCAACAGGAACAACCGTTGCTGTGAATGGAACATTTGTAGGTTCTCCAAATTTAGACCCTAGTAACATTGCTATTGGAGTAGCTCCTACAGGAATTGCAGTAACAAGCCATAACAACACATTAATAGGTGGAGGTGCAGGTTTAAACATGACTACAGGGTATCAAAACACTGCAATTGGAACTACCGCATTATTAGGAGTAACAACAGGATGGGATAATACTGCAGTTGGAACTACTGCTTTAACAGCAAATGTAAGTGGAAAATATAATGTAGCTCTTGGAAACGAAGCATTAAAATCAAATACTACAGGTAATAATAGTGTAGCTATTGGATTTGAATCTTTAAAAGTTTATAATGGTGTTGCTGGTAATGTAGCTATTGGTGCTTATACATTGAAAAGTTTAGTTAGTAATATTCAGAATACTGCAATTGGACTTCAAAGTTTATCAAATACAACTTCAAGTAATAATACTGCAGTTGGTTTTCAATCTTTATTAAATAATACTACAGGAAGTAGTAATACAGCTTTTGGAGCTGCAGCAGGTCTTGTATTAAATTCAGGAAGTTTCAATACTTTTATTGGTGGTCAATCAGGAAGTCAAGTTACATCCGGAACTAATAATGTACTCTTAGGTTTTGCATCTGGTTCCACTTCTTCATTACAAACAGGAGATAATAATATATTGATTGGAGCTGGTGCATGTTGGCCATCTACACCAAATGTTAGTAATGAAATTACTCTTGGTAATTCAAGTAATACAGTACTTAGATGTGCAGTTACTTC